GACCGGCAACAAGTGGGCACAGGTGATGTTCATGGACGCAGCAGGCATACGCATCAAGCGTGTACCTGTGGCTGACATTGAGCGGTACATGTGGGAGCTGGAGTGTTACCCGCTGCAACGGGCAGTACGTAGGTTCAGAGCTGCGGGTAAACGGTTCGGCATAACAGGTGGTGCCAAGCAGGCACTCAAGGGGGTGTGATATGAGATTTCTTCTAACATTAATACTTGTGGTGTTGTTAGCACAGACTGCGCTGTTTTATCATGGGTTGTTCGTGTTCCCATATGAATATAACGAAGAGCCAGAGACCGAAGAGGTCAGGAAGTACGCATGAGTGGTAACAACATGTTCGACGAGGTGCCTTGCCCTGAGGTTCGTACACTGGTAGTTGGTACGGTGGTGGACTTCTTCAGAAGTTCAGCCAACCTGTTTGGTACTGATGTGGTTTCACTGTTTATCGCTATGACAGTGAGCTACGTAAACACTAGCGGGGAAGGCGCAAGCGTAAGCAAGCTGTCTGACCTGACTGGTATCAGCAGGCGTACCGTGAAGCGAAACCTTGAGGCATTGATGGAGCAAGGTGTGGTCATCAAGAAGGAGGATGGCATGTACCCGTTGTACTACAGGTACACGTCACCTGAAGACTTGAAAGCACACACGCAGTCGATGTGCGACATGGCACATAGATTTGCAGCTGCTGGCATGCGAGTGAATGAGCTGTTGGAAGAGAACAAACAGAAGGAAGACTGTTTGTAACCGGTTTGGTATGGGCGTTCTGCCCATGGGCGTTCAGCCCACCAGTACAATAGAAACACCTTGTGATGTACGTCACGGTATGACTGTGACAGCCAACACGAGACCACGATGTATGGATTTCGATTCCCTGATGCACCCGGCGAGGTGCGTACCGGTATCCAAGTATAGGAGCACGACCAATATGGCAACACAATTACAGACTGAAAGACACGAGGGGTTTGACGTAGGGTACGAGCACGAGGAACGGACTGATATCCTCGGCTGGGATTTGACATTGTACGTGGGATGGTTCCACGTTATCATCAGTCACACCAGTGGTCGAGTCTCATAGGGGGGCTGCGACTGTACTGTACAACAACGGTAAACACACATGGATACATCGACAAAAAAGGAAGCACGCAAGCTAATGACGTTACTCGATTCAATACGCGAGGAACACGGTGACGTGCCTATCCAACAAGTGATGACACTACTGGCTGTAGCATTGAATGAAGGGGAGAGCCAGCAAGCAATCCAGAAGATAACCAAGCAGGGCAAAGCATCTACATCACGCAACATCCAAGCATGGTCTACCATGACTAGGCACCACACAGCTGGGCCGGGGTACGTGGAAGCACGCGAGGATATGTATGAACGCAGACGCAAGCTGTGCTATCTCACACAAGCAGGTGCCAAATACCTGAAGGGGTTACTGACATGAAGACATACTTAATAGTGGGCTTGATGCTGTGCACAGGGGTGGCCGGGGCTGGTCAGTTTTATCCATCAGCACCACGACCATGGGACTACCCGAATCTCGCGCCAAATCCGTATGAGTCACGGTATGACACGGAGCCGGACGAGCGGGGCAACGTGGGCTTTAACCAAGACCTGTACGAGTCAGATGACGATGCCTACTGGCGTGAGCAGGAACAGGACGACAAGCTGAACTCACTGGGGTACTGATATGAAACTATATAAGCGAGGCAAGACGTGGTACGTGGATGCACGCGAAGAGGGTGGGGGCCGGGTGTCCACCGGCTGCACTGACTATGACAAGGCACGGACGGCAGCCAAGCGCATGCTGAAGGGCCGTGGCACCGGTCACACACTGGAATCAGCAACGGCCCGGGCCTATGCCGAGCACTACGCTGGCACCAAGAGTGAGCGCAACGTGGTTAGCCAGATGTCCCGGCTGAATGCAGCCTATGGTGACGTGAAGGTGGCTGATATCGACACACCCATGGTCAAGGACTGGACAGCCAGCCTGAGGCAGACGGGTATGGCCGACAAGACCATCAACAGGTACCTCGCCTTGATATCCAAGGTACTCAAGCTGTCCTGTGAGTGGGGGTGGTTGGACACGGTGCCCTACATGCCACGCCTGAAGGAAGCCAAGGGCCGCATCAGGTCACTGACTGCCAGCGAGGAGCAGGGCATGTGGTCGCTGTTCGAGGCACACCCTGACCACTGGTGGATGAATGGCCTGACTGCCTTCCTGCTGGACACCGGGTGCCGCCTGAGTGAGGCACTGGACGTGCCAGCTGCTGACCGGGTGTCGGCCATGGAGTCCGGCAAGTGGACTATCTGGGTGAACAAGGGTGACCGGCCACGGACTATCCCGCTGACTGCCCGGGCCATGGACGCGATGACTGTCTGGGGCTGGGAAGGTAAGACAGCACGGCAGGCTCAGGATGCATGGGCATGGGCACGTGATGAGCTGGGCCTGCAGGGTGACAAGCAGTTCGTTATTCACTGCCTCAGGCACACCTGTGCGACGAGGTTGGTGTCTCAGGACGTGCCACTATCTGTCATCAGGGATTATCTCGGTCATGCAACTGTTGCAGTCACGGAAAAGTATGCCCACTTGAATCCTCGTGCATTGGAAGTCGCGGCACTGTGCCTTGAAACTGTGCCACGGGACGGGTATGATGCGTCGGCTGGGTCACTTGAAGCCCGGTATCAGGCTGTTTTGAAGGAGAATCAAAGGCTTATTGAGACTGTAAATCTGACGGCTCAGCCTTCGGAGGTTCAAATCCTCCCCCCTCCACCATCTTTGTCATCAGATACTTACGATGATATCTTAGAAACAACTTACTGGTAGGTGTGACAGATTGTGTGTCATGTGGTGTGGCACCGGGGCTGCCTTCGGGTGGCCCCACCTTTTGCATCTACCATCTCACTCGTGTAACAATCACAGTTCAGGCACTAATCTACATCTATATGTAGGAGGCATTTCTTATTGGCAATGCTTAGGAGACCGAACCTTTTTGTCCCACCTTAGGTTGCATCTATAGGGGGTATATCTAGGGGTGGTATTACCCACAGTCAGCATCAGGTTCAGCATTAGGCTGCATTAGGTACCACTACTTGATAGCTACATGTTCCACCGGGGGTCTCCTAAGCATTGCCAATTGCACTACTTTGGTGCATCACACAGTAACATCAACTCACACAAGGAGTTATACATGGACTACATCACCGAACAGACACGACTGGAAGCTGAAGCCGTGGTCGAATACACCGCAAAGTACCGCGACAACCTGCGTATCCGTGGGGTGGGCGAGACCAAGCCCGGTCAGCGCATGCTGGCTGCTGTCATCGAGCCGTTCGCGGCTATCATCAAGGAGCAGCTGGAGCATGCCAGCCGGGTGAAGCGTGGAGCCAAGTCGGCCATCGTACCCCGCCTGCGTGAACTGTCACCTGAACAGCTGGCACTTATTACCATACGCACTGCCATGCAGTCAGTCACCGAGCGGAAGCTGAAGCACATCGTTGCCAAGTCCATCGGTACACTGGTTGCTGAGAATGCGGAGTGGAACATCCTGATTAAGGAGAAGGGTGGACTGGCCCACGTGGTTACCGACCAGCTGAAGAAGACGGCACACGAACAGCACCGTCGCAAGGTGACACGTCATGTCCTGAACACATACCAGCCTGAGCGTCGATGGACTGAGGATGAGATGCGAGGTGCCGGTGAGTACCTGCTGAAGGAACTGCTGGATACCGGCCTGCTACTGGAGTCCCAGAGTAAATACAATGCGGCCAAGAAGAAGACTACCATGTGGATTGTACCTACCGAGGCAACCATGAAGCTGCTGGATGAGGGACACGCTCGTTGTGAGCTGCTTGACCCGATACTAGCACCGATGGTGTGTAAGCCTCGTCGTTGGGATGGCCTGCGTGGTGGTGCATACCTCACCCGGGACAGCCTCATGGTAAAGACGACCAACGATGAGTACCTCCGTGACTTGGCAGGTAAGGACATGCCTGAGATTTACAGCGCACTGAACAACCTGCAGGAGACTGCATACTGTGTGAACAAGTCTGTGCTGGGTGTGCTGTCCGAGGCATGGGAGCACAATGACCTTGATGTACCCGGCATGATTGACCGTGAACCCCAGAAGATACCAGCTGCACCTGCTGACTTCGAGACCAACGAAGAGGCAGCTAAGGATTGGAAGCGACGGGCTGCCAAGATTCACGAGCAGAATGCTGACCTCGTGAGTAAGCGGTACTCGGTACTGGCTACGGTCAACATCGCAACCAAGTACTCGCAGTACCCTGAGCTGTACTTCCCGCACGCATATGACTGGCGTGGTCGGGTGTATCCGATGCCGGTCTACATGCACCCGCAGGCTGACGACTTGGCTAAGTCTCTGCTGAAATTTGCAGAAGGCAAGCCACTGGGTGTTGAGGGTGTGGAGTGGGTGAAGGTACACATTGCTAATCTTTTTGGTGTCGATAAGGTCTCACTCGTGGAACGCCGGAAGTGGGTGGATGACAACTTGGAAGGGTTGCTTGCGAACGTCGCTGGTAACCCACGTGATGTGGATGCTGAGTCACCTGTGAGTTGGAAGTCTGCCGACAAACCATGGCAGGCACTGGCTGCATGCTTTGAGCTGGCCGGTATCATGATGATGGGTGAAGACTACGTGTCCCACCTGCCGATTGCCATGGACGGTACCTGCAACGGGCTGCAGCACCTGAGTGCCATGTTGTTGGACGAGAAGGGTGGCACTGCTACCAATCTGGTTGCCGGTGACAAGCCGAACGATATCTACACTGAAGTACTGGATGTGGTTATCGCCAAGCTGGAAGCACGCAAGGCCAAGGGTGATGAAGAAGCTGAGCTGCTGCTGGACATGGGCCTCAAGCGACTGCATGTGAAGCAGCCGGTCATGACTACTCCTTACGGTGTGACAGCCAAGGGTATGCTTGACCAGATAAAGGGACTGCTGATGCCCGGTAAGAAGTGTGACATGGGTGAGCGCATGCGTGACGAGTGGGCTGAGCTGGAGTCATGTGGTAAGCGAGAGCGTGCTGAGTATTGTGCGGCACGTGAACTGAGTAAGGTAGTTGAGCAGGCAGTCGGTGAGGTTGTTCTTGCGAGTGCTGCGGTGATGAACTGGATGCAGGATGTTGCCAAGGTGGCAGCTGCAGCTGGTAACCCTCTCCGCTGGACTACACCAACCGGCCTGATGGTATTGCAGGACTACCGTAAGCAGAAGAGTCGGACGGTACGTGTAACTGTTGGTACCCACCGGCTTGCTTATATGAGCATGAAGAACTCCGAGGAGATTAACCCACGGAAGCAAGCACAGTCCATCAGCCCGAACATCATTCACTCACTGGATGCTGCTCACATGGTTAAGACTGTGAATGCATGTGCCAAGGTTGGTATCAATAGCTTCGCCATGGTGCATGACTCCTACGCCACACACGCAGCTGACGTAGGTTCCTTGAGTAAGATACTGCGCGACGAATTTGTAGGCATGTACTCGAAGGATGTGCTGAACAATTTGTTCGAGCAGTTTGTCTCACAAGTGGAACCAGAAGTTGCTGCTGACTTCCCACCAGTACCACAGATGGGCACGCTGGATATTCATATTGTAAACAGCTCGCCTTATTTCTTTGCCTGATAGGTTCCACATCTGGAACAGTTCCTAATATGACCCCCGGCTTCGGCTGGGGGTCTTTGCGTTTTGGAGAGAAAAATTATGAAGACAGTTCTATTTCTATTTCTGTTTGCACCGGCACTGCTGCTGCATGACTGGCTGCCCTGCCTATACACACCCAAACCTGAACAGCTGCACAACTGGCGCATCACATGCGAGACCTATGGCATCGACAACATGCAGCCTTACTCGCACTACGACCTGAACGTCATCCACCAACACGGTAACTGCATAGAAGCGTAAGGGATTTCTTATTGGCAATGCTTAGGAGATCGAAACATTTTTCACAGGAGACACATCATGTCACTAGCAGTAGCAACGAAAGAGTACATGGCGCATCACCGTGTGCAGCAGATGGGTACGTCCATCTTCCTCATGATTGATGGTGCCCAGCGTATCGAAGACCCACGGCAAGTGCTGCCTGCGTTACTGGCAACCGCACTGTTCCTTATGGATGAACTGAATCTGAATACCAGTGAAACCATTGCCGCCATGGTCAATTCCTACAACCACCTCAAGGACACCGACATTGACACGTTGCGTGCAACCCGTGAGTACATCAGACAGGAGCTTATCAATGGGCGATAACAAACCCGACCTCGTGTTGCCTGAAGGCAGCGAGGAAGCAGCACCGGCACCGGAGATTAACTTCGTTCCCGGCCACACGCTCACCCGCAAGTACCGTTACCTCGGTGACCACATCGTTATGACAGTGGGTGGTGAGTCTTTCAACGTGGGCTTCAGGCCCAAGCGTAGGCAGTACCGCACGGACACATCCAAGTACCAGCCACATCAGGGTGCAAAGGAATGTGCACGTCGCAAAACACATGGAGGTTGCATGCTATGAGCGGCAGCACACTGGTAACCAACGGCAAGATTCGCAGTCAGCCGAACAACGACAACTACCGGGACAACTACGATGCCATCTTCGGCACGAAGGTTGAGTCCGAGCGGTTGTTGGACGAAGCAACACGTCAGTACAGCGAGGATGGTTTGGTTGACCTGACCATCATGTGTCGGCTCACCGAGCTGGGCATCGACGTTTCTGATTTTACCTAAACATCTCACAAGAGGAATAGTTACATGGCTAAAGCAAAGGCACCAATACACGCATCACCGGCTGGCATCGCGGTGTTCCCGAAGCTCAACGAACCGGACTATGAGTTCAACCCCGGTGGCGTTTGGTCTTCCAAACTGAAGTACAACCTCGACGACGAGGGTACTCAGGAACTGTGGGACTGGCTGGAAGAACGTCACGCTGCTGCGTATGAAGCGTACATCGCATCCAAGGTAACCAGTGAGACACCGGTACCGAAGGGTATGTACAAGACTGCCGCACTGGCGAAGAAGAAGATTCCGGTAGCTGACAAGCCACACGTCATGCTGGAAGACGACGACGGTGAGCCGACCAACGAGTTCACTGTCAACTTCAAGCGTGTGTACCACGTCATCACCAAGGACAAGCGCGAGTTCTACTTCACGCCGAAGTTCTTTGATGCTGCCAACAAGCGCATCAAGAATGTCCCGCAGATTTGGGGTGGCTCCAAGCTGAAGGTTACCTACAACTGCAACGACTGGGGCACACCCAAGCTGGGTGGTGGTATCTCCCTGCGTCTGGTGAACGTCCAGATTATCGACCTCGTTAATGCCGACAACGGTGACGGTGGTGACTCTGGCTTCGGTGAAGAGGAAGGCTACACGAACGAAGACGACTTCGATTCAGGCTCAACTCCTACACCACAGGCCGGTGACTCCGGTGCTGATGCAGGCGACGACTCCGACGACGACGGTACGGGTGATTTCTAATCCCCTGAAGGCTGGGTTCAAGAAGTGGATTGGCAAGCGGCGCACCATGTCGCTTGTCATTCCGCTGAACCCGGTACCTGCATCACGACCACGGGTTGGTAAGTGGGGTGTCCACTACCTGAAGACCTACGCTACGTGGAAGAAACAAGCGGTGTTGTATTTACCGGAAGGTAGAGATGCACCATTCGCAGACCAACCACTGGCTGTGTACTCCGAGTTCATCGTAAAGAAAGCCAAGACGACCAAGCGTAAGTGGCCCATCGGTGACACCGACAACTACGAGAAGGCTGCATGGGATGCAGTCACTGCATGCGAGAGCGTGTGGGATGACGACGACCAAATCCTAATCAACCTTTCCCATAAACGATACATAACTGAAGGAGAGCAACCTCGTACTGAGCTGCTCATTGTTCAACTATGAAAACCGAACCGACATTCAAGCACCTTGAACCGGAGCTGATTGTCATCCACTGCAGTGCCACACCCATCACCATGGATGTAACCGTCAAGATGATTGACGACTGGCACAGGAAGCGTGGCTTTTATGACATTGGCTATCACTGGTTTATCAAACGTGATGGCTCTCTGCATGCTGGCCGCCCAATGAATCGCTGGGGTGCGCATGCCTCAGGTCACAACCACAACTCGATTGGTGTATGCCTTGAGGGTGGTGTCGATGCTGACATGCAACCGGAAGACAACTACACCCCAATCCAGATGGACATGCTGAGAGGCTGCTGCTCCTCACTGCTCATCAACTACCCAACTGTCATCGACATGTGTGGACACAACCAGCTACCCAACGTAGCGAAGGCGTGCCCGTGCTTTGACGTGACCAAGTGGGAGGACTCACACAGTTCTCTCGGACAACTGCTCGACGCTAATTACAGCAAGAGCAAACACAGGAGTAATACCAATGCGTAAGAACACAAAGAAGTATGCAATCCTCATGGCCTTTGAACGTGGTGAACGACTGACTGCACTCAAGGCTATCGCCTATGGAACTATGCGCCTTGCTGCGTATGTCCACGCTCTGCGTGCGGAAGGTTACAACATCCAGCGCGAAGACAGGAACGATGGTAACGGTGTGCTGTTCACCGAGTACCACCTCGATTCCAGTGTGGCAGCAGACAAGCAGCTCGCTGCAGCGTAGTCCGAAAGCCCCCCCTTCCTGCACGCGACAAAGGGCAGCAGGTTGGGGGGCACCCCCTCTTCACCACAGGAGTATCACCATGGTAACCATATCCAAGATGCGGTTGGGCTTTGAGTCTGCCGTTCGCACTGCGCCACGTTCACAACTGAAGTCTCGTGTTGTTCGTTCGCTGAAGAAACGTATCGGTGTCCGGTACAACAAGGGTGGCATGAAAGTCACAAGGGGTAAGTCATGAGCATCACACGCATCAACAACGAAGCGGCTGCTCTACGTGCCGAGAACAAACGGCTGATGGAAGCCAATGCGAAGCTGCGCAACACGGCAGCAGCTGCCCTCGCTCTTGTCGAGAAGCACAAGGAATTACTGGCGGCAGTCATGTCACGGTTACAGGAACTGAGAGGAACAGCTAATGTCGATACACGGGGATGTAGTAAGTCGTGAGCCATGCGACAAATGTGGAAGCACGGATAATGTTGCTGTTCACGAAGATGGCTATCGCAAGTGCTATGGCATGGGCTGTGATTATTATGCGATGCCGGACAGTGATGAAGCTGGAGCACCCGCCAAACCTGTAGCACCCAGCAAGGGCAAGCCGATGATACCGCTGGCTGAGCAGGAGTTCATGATGCTTGGTAAGCGTGGCATCAGTGAGCCAACGTGTATCAAGTGGAAGTATGGTGTCGCAACATACCAAGGCAAGAAGGTGCAGGTAGCAAACTACATGATGGATGGACGGCTGGTAGCGCAGAAGATTCGTGGTGCCAACAAGAAATTCCAGATGCTGGGTGATGGCAAGGCCGCAGGTTTCTACGGTCAGCAACTCTGGCGTGATGGTGGTAAATATCTGTGCGTAACAGAAGGCGAGATTGATGCACTGTCAGTCAGCCAGATGTTCAAGAACAAGTACCCGGTTGTGAGTGTACCGAAAGGTGCGCAGGGTGCAGCACGTACCTTCAAGCAGGAACTGGAATGGCTGTTGAAGTTCGACAGTATCATCCTGATGTTCGACAACGACGAAGCAGGGCAGCTGGCAACCGAAGATGTTGTTGCACTACTGCCACCGGGCCGAGCCAAGATTGCAACCCTACCTATGAAAGATGCCAACGAGATGTTGCTGGCAGGGAAGGGGGGTGAACTGGTGCAGGCATTCTGGGATGCAAAGACTTACCGGCCTGACGGCATACTCGCTATCAGTGACGTGAAGGACTTGTGTCTGAAACCAATCGAGCACGGCACACCATGGCCGTTCGAGGAGCTGACCAATGCCACCTACGGAAGACGCGACGGTGAAGTGTACGCAATTGGTGCAGGTACCGGGGTCGGTAAGACTGACCTCTTTACTCAGTGCATCAAGTACGATGCTATCGACCTCGGCATTAAGTGTGGTGTCCTGTACCTTGAGCAACCTCCTGTCGAAACAGTTAGACGAATTGCTGGGAAGCTCGCAGGAAAACGCTTCCACCTGCCTGACGCTGGATGGACTGCTGAAGAGCTTGCCCAAGCGGTCGAGCAACTGGATGCATCCGATAACATCCACCTGTATGAACACTTCGGAACCAGTGACTGGGACACCATCGAGTCCCGCATTCGTTACATGGTCACCGGCTTGGGATGTAGGCATATTTACCTTGACCACCTCACCGCACTTGCGGCACATGCTGAAGACGAAAGGCGTGAGCTAGAGGGAATCATGGCTGACCTTGCAGGGTTAGCACAGGAGTTGATGTTCAAGCTGCACTTCGTATCTCACTTGGCTACACCTGACGGCAAGCCACACGAGGAAGGTGGACGGGTAACCATCCGACACTTCAAAGGCAGTCGAGCTATCGGCTTCTGGTCTCACTTCATGATTGGATTGGAGCGCGACCAACAGGACGTAGGTTCACCAACAACGCTGCGTATTCTCAAAGATCGTTACACAGGACAGGCCACTGGTTTCACCATGGGCTTGGCTTACGATTCCGAGACCACGCTTCTTTCACCGTGCCCGATTGATTCCACAAGTGAAACTAATTCGGGCTTCAAGAACGAAACACAAGGAGATTTCTAATGTTCTTAACAGCACTCGCAGCACTCGCAGTAGTTGTATGGCTTGGTGGCGCAGGAGTCTGCGTCTATCTGGATAGCAAGCACCCATGGCACAACCATCAGCTGTCAGGTTTCATCCCTGTCGCTGGTGTCGTCGGCGCAACATGGTTGATATTCGGATGAGGAACTCACCATACGTTCCTTGCGGATTCACGCAGGCAGATGTGGCTGATGCCGCTAGTCAACTGCCCGCCCCATCCAGAGGTGTAGCCAACCAGTATGGCAACCGCTACCGGGTAGCTTTACGACAACCGCTCAGCTGCTACTCGGAGACTGACATGTGCCGTGGCTGTTGCAACCGTGTACCGGAAGGTGCCCGTCGCAGCATGCACTGTCGTGGTTGTTCATCCGGCAACATGTCCGTCACAGAGATGCGCTGCTTGGACTTTGAGTTGAACTCTGCCCTCGACTACCGGACGGACAAGATTGTCTTCTGGTGGACACTGGTTGGTGCCTCATGAAGGAAGCATCCATCATCCCCGGCTACGTGCATGTCTCTGGTGGTAACTACCAAGAGTCCATGTACGCAGGCTTCGCCAACCCCCTGACAACCTGTACTGGCATCGTCACTGACGGTGACCTTGAAGAGGGTGTCTTAATCATCGGCTTCATGTTGATGAGCTGGGGTTTCGCTTTCGGCATTAGCTGGCAGGGAAACCTCGGGGAGTAAAGAGTCCACTCGGAGACCGTTCCGAGACTTGCTTGCTTCTGTTGCAACAGAACAAGTGCCCTCAGCCAAATGCATGTGGCGTGGAGGGCAGCTATTCAATACAGGAGTATGACCATGAAGAAGATGCCTATCGAGTGGCATGAAGAGAACTACAAGAACGCTCTCTCTTACCTTAGTCGTGAGCAGGGCAAACTTGAGGCCATGAGGTCACACGTCAATCGCATCTCGGAATCAGTCAGTGATATGCGCAAGCAACTTGAACGAGCATACGACGAGAAACGGGATGGCTTTGATGCTGACCGATACAAACCACGGTAGTGCCTGACACACCGCACAGGAGTAACACATGAATGTACAAGACATGATTGTCTTTGATATTGAATCCAATGGTCTCATCCCAGAGATGACTGTCTGTCACTGCATCTGCACACAGGACAGGATGACCGGGGAGAAGCGCAGCTACAACGACCAAGGCACAGCCTATGGCACCATCGAGGAATGCCTCGTGTATCTGCAGGAAGCTACTGAAGCTGGCCGTTACATCGGTGGTCACTTCATTCACGGCTTCGATATCCCTGCACTGCAGAAGCTATACCCGCACTTCAAACCGGCCAAAGACTTTTGCCGTGACTCCAAGATGGAGAGCGAGGTGTGGTACCCGGGCAATGTGCTGAAGACCAAAGACTTCGCCGCTGCCAAGAAGAAACGTGGGCATTGGATTCCACCTTACCTGTTCGGTCAGCATTCACTGGCTGCATGGGGTGCACGTACTGGTAACCCGAAGGATGAGTACCAGAAGGAATGCAAGGAGCTGGGCATTGACCCATGGGCACAGTGGTCACAGCGTATGGAAGACTACTGCGCACAGGACGTGAACACGAACGTATCCATCTTCGAGTTCTTTGAACGCAAGTTCGACTATCAGGCTGGAGCTGTTGCCATCTGGTTAGAGAATAGAGTCGCACCTATCCTGCACAGGCAGGAGCAATGGGGTGTGCAGTTCAATGTGAAGAAGGCTGGGCTGTTACATGCCAAGCTGGTAGGCAAGCAGGTAGCTGTTGAGGAAGAGCTGCGTCGTGATTACTTCGGCCCGTTCTACTTACGCAGTGGCCCGACTGTCACACCGAAGAAGACTCTCAACTACAAGGACGTGATGCGTCCGAGCCTGACTGCCGGTGCACCATACACCAAGGTCAAGCATGTTGAGTTCAACGCTGGTTCACGTCAGCACATCTACAAACGATTGATGACCTTGTACGGCTGGAAGCCTACCGTGATGACACCCAGTGGTGAGCCTCAGGTAGACGAGAAGGTTCTCAAGGGTGTTAATTATCCCTGTGTGCCACTGCTGATGGACTATCTGCTGCTGACCAAACGTATCGGCCAGATAGCTGACGGTAAGAACGCATGGCTCCGCAAAGAAAAGAACGGCAGGATTCATGGGCGCGTCAAACAGAATGGCACACGTACTACACGTGCCTCACACGTTTCTCCCAACATGGGACAGGTACCCAAAGTTGGTAAGCCATATGGTACCGAATGCCGAGAACTCTTCGAGGCCACGACAGGACGTGTGGTCATGGGAGCAGACCTCTCTGGTATCGAGATGCGTGCGCAGGGTCACTACCTTTATCGCTTCGATGGTGGTGCGTTTGCGGAAGCTGTGGTTGATGGTGATGTGCATGAGCTGGCTCGTATTGCATTGGGCTTTAACAGCCGGGACATAACGAAGACGTTTGAATACGCCTCTACGTATGGTGCCGGTATGCCCAAGCTGGGTGAGATTGTCTACTCCGACATGACTCCTGAACAGCAAGCCAAGCAGAAGACCAACGTGAGAGCGATGGGCCAGCTGGGCAAGCAACGCAAGGAGATGTTCGCACAAGGCATCAAGGGTATGCAGCAGTTGCTGGATGCTGTTGAGGCTGCGTATCAGCGTGGCTGGATGCGTGCACTTGATGGCCGCAGGTTAGATGTACCGTCTTCACACTCCGCACTCAACACCCTGTACCAACACTTGGGTGGACTGGTTGCGAAGATATGGATGGTTCACTTCAATGATGCACTGGTGGAGCACGGGTTGATTCCCGACAACACATGGTTCATTGCGCCTGAAGAGTCTCACTTGTGGAAGGTTGTTCAAATCCTGTTTGTCCATGACGAGATACAAAACGATTGCCTCCCTGATGTAGCAGAGCTGGCCGGTAAGTTGGCTGAGCAGGCTGCTGTGACGGCAGGTGAGTTCTTTAACCTCAACGTACCCTTGGCAGCTGAAGCCAAGATAGGAGCGAACTGGAGTGAGACACACTAAATGATGTGTGGAACACATGGATCGGGACGATGGGCTGAAGCAATAGCAACGGCTTTCTACGAACGTAGAGGCTGCAATGTGTATAGCTCACATGGCAGTCATTGTCCCTCCGACTTGGTAATTGAATCTGACGGGCTACTGCAATCAGTCGAGGTACGACTCTTGACTGTCATGGCGAAAGGCTGGCAGCTCAACGTGAAGAACTCCAAGTCTGACATTTTGTTTGTCGTACATCCAAATCAGGACACCATCTGGGAAATACCGGGTGTGCTGCTTAGTCACATGACCACTGTGAAATTGAAGTTCATTGGTGAACGACACCGCAAGCATAAGTTGAAACTTAATTTCGATTCTTATCGCGTAGATAATTCCATACATGGGAATATCCCACAGGAGTAACAATGGCGACAGTCTATTTAATACACGGCTTCAATGTCAGTGATGGTGGCAAGGCAAGTACCGGCAGTCTGCGCAAGGGACTGGAAGCAGAAGGTCACACGGTAAAGGAAATCAAGTACGGCTGGATGGGCAGGGTGCGTGTGCGCATGTGTAACAAGTCACTCGCACAGGCTATTGCCGACATGGCTGAAGATGACAGCGTGGTGATTGCACACAGTAATGGTGCATCCATCGTTTACTCAGCTGCCAAGTTCGGTGCGCCTTTCAAGCAGGTGTTCCTCATCAACCCAGCACTCGACCAGAACAAAGAGATACCGAACGTGGACAGCGTACATGTCTTCCACTCGTTCTCTGACCCATGGACGAAGGTGGCGCAGTGGATACCGTTCAGCAACTGGGGCAAGCAGGGAGCTGTTGGCTTCACTGGTGACGCACCTGAAGGCAAGTACCGGCAGACAGAACTGGATGCGCTAACTGGTGAGTTCACCGGGCACTCGGGAATCTTCGACAGTTCTATCCGCTCGCATCTACTCAACATCATCACAGGAGAAATATCATGAGCATACGTGCAATGACTATCTGTTGGTTCCTCGTGCTGTGTGGTTATGCATCACTGATGTACTTGCTGACCGCATGAAACGAGTAATCCTGCTTGACACTGATATTCCCATCTACCAAATCGCTGCCGTCAATGAGGAAGCAATCTCATTCGACGGGGGTGAAACGGTTACCTATGACCCGGGTGAATGGGATGATGTGACCAAGCAACTTGATGAGTCGATGGAGTCCCTGATGGACACACTCCATGCTGACCGTTTGATTTGCTGTTTGTCTGAACCTGTCTCTGCCAACAACTGGCGCAAGCAGATACTGCCAAGCTACAAGTCCAACCGGAAAGCAACACGCACGCCTGAGTACCGGCAGCCGCTGTCCGATTACATCGAAGAGAAATACGAATGCTTCAAACGTCCGACACTGGAAGGTGACGACGTGATGGGCATTCTCGCAACACATCCTGACATCGTTAAGGGTGAGAAAATCATTGTGTCCATCGACAAGGACATGAAGACCATTCCAACACGCAAGTCTCCCGGCAGTATCAACCTTCTGTACAACCCAGACAAAGACCAGTTCGGCCCGCACGAGGTGACACTCAATGAGGCCAACCACTTCTGGATGATGCAGACACTGATGGGTGATACCACTGACGGCTACAAGGGCTGCCCAAACATCGGCCCGAAGAAAGCCATGGATATTCTTGGGCCACCTGAAGAAGGGCACCTGTCCCTGTGGTGGGACTTGGTGTGCGACACATTTGAGAACGCACGCTACAAGGGTGAGAACCGTGGGCTGGGAATGGAAGACGCATTGGTACAAGCACAGGTTGCACGGATATGCCGTTGCAATAACTACGACTTCGACAGGAAGGAGGTAATACCTTGGACACCATAAAGCGACACCACCTCATCAAGAGGTTAGCTGCATGGATACTGCGTGAGCAGTTCAACACTATCGAACAGCGATTCGCAATGCAGGCTCACATCACTCGTTACTGGCAGCGTGAAGCTGAGAAGCGTCTGGACAACTACGACACATTCGTGAAGTACCAGAAGTGCCCGAGGTGTGACACATGAAGGCACCTGACTTCCTGACTAACGCAGCTGAGCTGATGGAGAGCAGGGGTAAGGAACGTGACAACGAAGGCGAGCGCAGTATGGCTCGCTGTGTTGCAGCCTTCAATGCAATGACCGGCCACAACCTCACTGAAGAGGATGGCTGGCTGTTCATGGTGTACCTGAAGCACTCACGTGCGCGTGGTGGTTCGTTCAAGCTGGATGACTATGAAGATGCCGTCGCCTATGAGGCACTCGCAGCTGAGGCTGCCAGTGGAGCACATGCGTCTATCCTCAAGGCTCCAAGTATCTCCGAGTATGTGGAGATTTTCGGTGACAGGGGTGCCCAGATAGGCCAGCCCTTATCCAGCATTGAACTACTTAACTACCAAGACTTCGCTGAGGGGAGGCTCTGATGAAGAAGTATATACCCGTAAAGAACCAGAACTTGTCCACCATGACATCCAGTGAGCTGGTCGCGTGGATGGACAAGATGAACCGGCCCCGTTGCATCGAGCCTAACGAGAGTGAAGTTGCTGCTCATCGTCGTGCTGGTGCTCGGGAACTTATCGACAGTTTAATGAACCGTATGGAGAAAGAAGAGAATGGCTCAAGGCCAACTAAAATCTCGGTATGACGTACTTACGAAAGATCGTAATGTATTCCTAGACCGTGCCCGTGAAGCAGCAAAGCTGACGCTGCCTTCACTGATACCACCGGAAGGTGCGAATAGCTCCACAGAGTACGAAACACCATGGCAGTCTATCGGCTCCAGAGGTGTTAACAATCTGGCAAGTAAGATTCTGCTGGCATTGTTTCCCCCGTCCAGTCCGTTCTTCAGGATGGGCATTGATGAACCAACACTGGCTGCATTAGGTGCCAAGAAGTCTGAAGCTGAGAAACAGCTGGCTGCCTTCGAGCGTGTCATCATGTCGGACATTGAGGACAGCCGCACACGTGCGTCACTGTTCCAATCTGCCAAGCATCTTATCGTTGCTGGTAATGCACTGCTGTTCAACACACCGACCGGTGAAGTACGCATGTACCCACTGTCACGGTATGTCACCAAGCGTGATGCCGAGGGTAACACCTACGAAATCATTGCTGTTGATAACACTGTGTTCGGTGCGCTGAGTCCTGCGTATCAGGAAGCTGCTATCGCTGCTGGTGTCAACAAGAACCGCGACGATGACGTGATGGTGTACACCGGTATCTTCCGTGACTCCATTAACGGACAGTGGACTGTGCATCAGGAGATTGAAGGTGTGGTTGTACCCGGCAGTAACGGTACCTACCCGCTGGATGCCAGCCCATGGATTCCCCTGCGTATGGTTGCGATTGATGGCGAGAGCTATGGTCGTGGTTATGTCGAG